ATAAGGAATTTGGAAAGTCCATTGATTAGCTCCTCGTGAACACAACACGGAACATCAACATGCCCCGCTTGGTATGGCCATCAGGGTCTTTGGAATACACAGAAGATTGCTGCACAGTCATGACATGCGATGCGTCTGCGATTGTCAGCGGCTGTTGGTGAAGTGCATTGGTGATCGCCGAGCCTATGCCTTTTGCCTCAAGGAAGTTGTTCGCGCGCGACCAAATGTCGATCTGGCACAAAGCCTCTGTCCCAAAGAATGTCTTGCTGTCCCAAGGCGCGAGGTTGTCGCTGCCGATGGTGACGTAAGGAAACGGCACGTCCGACCCTGCATCCAAAGGCTGCTGCACATCAGCATACACCCCGTCAATCAGCCCCATCAGCGTTGCGTCTCCAGTCAGCTTGTTGTAGATTGCTCGCTGTAGGTTCTCGCCATTCATCGTGCGGCCCTCCTTATAGCAGCCTCAACACGACGCACGTATTTGGGCTCTTCCTCTTGCACAGACGGAACCCAGTTTGGACGCCGTGCGATGGTGCGTGTCCCGAACTCTAGGTAAGGTCCGTATTCGACCTCTGTGCCCACCTCAATCGTCATTGGCCCAGCGTCCTTAATCGTCACAGAGTTGGCCAGCCGACCTGTGTCCGTTGCGGGTGCCTCGCCAGCAGCAGAGGCTTGGTGGGTGCGGCGCGGATTGTATTTCTCATAGATCTCACCCGTGGCTGGGCCGCGCTGATACTTCTTGACCACAGCTCCACGCAGCGACAGGCCTGTTGCGTCAACAGCCTTCTTGACTTCCTTTTGCGCATCTTCGTCCAGCCTGCGCAGCGCACGATTTAAAGCCTCTGTTCCTTCAAGCCTCAGCGTAACGCTCATGTTGGAACCCCGCCAGCAAGATCGATCTCGAGCCACTTGTCCGCGAACTCAACGTTGTTCATAGCCACGATGTCATATCGCTTGCCACGGATCACAACACGATCGGTCTGCAGGATGTTGTCAGTGTAGCGGCAAACAATCCGCAGAGCAGTCCGCGCCTCAACCCGCTCACCTGACCATTGCTCTCTGCCAGAGAAGCTCTTGACCAAAGCACGCTTGGCTGAGCCACGCACACGCACCCAACTCTCGGTGAATCCACCAGCGCCATCGTCCGTCTTGCTCGAACGCTCAATCGATATGAGCGTGTTGAGCATTCCAGCGTGAACGTCGCAGCATTTCATATCGTTCTCCTGACGACCACGGCCTTGGCGGGTGTTCTGTCTGCCCTTGCCCAAACACGAGCTTGGCCAGTCTGCTCTTGGCACTCAAAGTCGAACGCAGGAGGAAAGCTGTCGATCAGGATGTGTTCCGCATCAATGGCTGGTGCTGTCGCGCTGTCGTTAAAATGCAGCCGAACGTTGTTGGCTTTCTTGATCTGAAGAGCAAACGCTTTGTTGCCATTCAAGACCTCAGTCCATTGTTCGGCTGTCAAGTCATAGGCTACGGTCTGCATCTTAGATCCGTTGCGTTCTGTAGCGGTTGACCACAGTTGCCGCGCCGCTCATCTTCATCGCTTCAACAGGGTCGCACCCGTCCCCACGGTGGTTGAACAAATACGCAGCCAGTGCCTTGACAGCTCTGCGCAGAGGTGCAGGAACGTCGCTAGCTGCTGAGCCATAGCCAGCTGTGTATTCAATGATGATCGCGTTGTTTGCGCGCAAAGCAATAGGCCAAGTCGAGCCCAACTTCAGCGTTAGGCGACCAGGACGTTGGATTGCGTCAACATCGAACGTGGATGCGAGGCTGACTGTTTGCTCGTTGCTGTCCTCATCGTAGACTTTGACAGAATCAACGCTCAGCAGAGGATACTTCGGCAGGAACAGATCGGAATAGCTGTTTGACCCATACAGCTCGTTGATGTGGCCTTGACGAACACCATCCCACCACTCTTGCTTGCCCGATGGCCAGCGGTCGATGGCGAGCTTCCATGTTTGAGTGATCAAGCTAAGCCCAGAAGCCTGCTCAATCTCCTCACGCGCCTCAGCGATGATGTCAAGCAGGTATTCATGCTCGTCCTCGTCGTCAATGCGCAAGTGCTGGCGCATCTCTTCAAGGGTTACAGGCTCAATGGCTGGTGGTGTTACCAGCTCAGAGCCTTGGTATTGAAACAGCCCAACAGGGACGCGGATTGCCATTAGCTTTGTCCTTTCTTGGATCGGGTGCGGACCTTGGTTTCAAGAACTTTCTCGACCTTGGTGTCCTCACGAGGATCAAACATTCGCTGCGCAGCTTTGTCAGCCAGCGCCCAGTCGGCAACCTTCCCTTCAACGATCTCGCCGAACCCAAAGGTGCTTACGCGAATTCCATCAGGTGCGCAGCGGTATCCGTCTTTCTTGGTGATCTTTGCGGTGGCCATAACCAACTCCTGTTCTTAGTGATGGGGCCAGCACCAGCCAGCCCCACTGACGAAGATCAGGTCGCAGCAACCTTTGTGCCAACAAAGGTCGTGGCAGCACGGTGTGGCTTGTTAAGCACAGCGACGATCGAAACATCTGCGTCGGTGCCTGTGGTTCCGACCACATTGACACGAACGTAACGCTTCGAGCCTTTGTAGCCGATACCACCAGCGACGGTATCGCCTGCGCCATCAGCCGTGACAGCGATCGAGATTTGACCGTCAACCGAATCACCAGCAGCAATCGCAGCCGCATCAGCAGCAGCAGTCGTGTCGCTGTGCTGGACTGCACAGGTAAACCCAGCAGCCGTTCCAGCGTCGGTGATCGTGTTGTTGACAACCATAAGTGTGCAGGCGTCGAAATCTAGGACATCAACCCAAGCCGATGCGGCAGGGGTGGTGCCAGACAGGTTAAGGTTGCCAAGGTGGACGACCTGCTTGTTGTTCAGCATATCACGCATTCTAGAACTCCTTCTCTCAGCGTGTTGGACAGGGGAGCAGCCTCATTGCCACTCCCCCAGTTGATTAGCTCGTCGAGAACTCGAGGAGCTTGATTGCCTCGAAGTTGATCACGTCGCCGCCCACCCGCTTGGTGGTGTAAAATTCGACGTAAGGCTTCGCGGAGTAGGGGTCGCGCAGCGTGCGGATGCCCACCCGATCAACGATCTGGTAAGCAGCGCGCATGTCGCCAACTGCGATCGACAGCGAACCCGTTGCGGGGTTGGGCATGTCTTCAAACGCAGCGATTGGGTAGCCCAGAAGCGATGCAGGCTGTCCAGCGGCGATCCCAGGGGACCACAGGTATGCGCCATCCGAGTCCTTGAGCTTGCGAGCGAGCTTGGTCGTCGCGCGGTTCATGAACCAAGTTGCATTGGCACGGTACTGAGCTTTCAGACCATACAGCGCATCGATCAATGCATCACCACCGTTTGGAGCAGCATCGAATGCGCCGTTGGCACCAGTGTTGATGCGCTCGATCGTCCCAGGAAGGGTCGTGCCGTCAACATAGGTCAGGAAGCCACGAGGCTTGTTCACCCCGTTGCCCGAAACGAATGCAGCAGCTTCGTCACGAGCGAACTTCTCAGATACCTTGCCTGCCAGCCACGCTTCCATGTTGATCTCGGCGTCGTCGAGGATCTTCTGGGTGGCCTTTGGCTTGGCATAAAGCTCATGGACAGGAATGCGCCACTTGCCGAGCTGAGGGGTGCCAGTGTCAGGGCGACCATCAGTCTCACCAACCCAGCCCGACACAGCTTCTTCGAGGTCAAACAGACCTTCCAGAGAGTCCGTCGAGATGACTTGGATCGAAGCGTATGCACGCATCGGCGAAGTCTCGAACACCTTGGTGACGATGGCACCCGACATGTCGGGGTGAACCACGTAGCCACCATCAGGGTCCGTGCCGACCGACAGAGCTTTCTTCTCATCAGCGCCGATGATCTCGTCGCCTTTGCGGAGGAAGGTGTCAAATGCCTGCTTGTAGCCATCCAGCTCTTTGGCGCCGAAGTCTTCAACGCGGGTGCCGCGCGAGCGAGCAACCATGTTTGCCCACTTGGCAGCTTTGGCGTCAAGATCGATCTCGTTGCCGTTCTTGTCGGTCACGGTGCGCGACTGACGCTTCATGGCCAGCTCAAACTGGTCGAGGCGAGCCTGCTTGGCGTCCATGTCTTTTTCGATCTTGGCCAGCTTCTCTTCGAGCAGCGGGTCAGCCGAGCCTTTGGCTTCGATCTCTTTGATGCGCTGGTCGTTGGCTTCCTTGAAAGCCTCAAAGCCAGTTTTCACACCTTCGACTGCTTTTGCCAATTCCTTGGCATCGAATTGATCACTCATTTGAACATCTCCTGTAGCTGAGCGAGTTGTGTTTGAAGAGCCTTAAGCTCCTCAGGATCAACCTTTTCTGCAACATCGTCCCGATGAGCAGCGAGGCCTTTGAAACCATCAGCCGCAATGGCCTTGGCTTCGCTCTGAGAAAAACCCACGTCCCGTAAGGCTTTCTCAAAATCACGGATGGTGCTGATGGACTTGATCGCTGTGATCTTGGCATCAGGCAGCATCGGGAATGTCACGAGGCTGATCTCAAACAGATCTACCTCAAGCAACTTGCGGATGGCACCACCACCCTCGTCTGTTGCGGCGATTGTGCGGTAGCCGATGGACATTGAGTCAATCGCATCGGCCTTCATCAGCGCAATCGCCTCAGCGCCTTTCTGCACGTCCTTCAGCACTCGGCCTTTGACATACAACCCACGCTCGTCTTCCTTGATCTCGTCCCAGACGCCGATAACCTGTGCGGTGTCGTGCTGCCACAGCATCTTGACCTTGCGTTTGCCAAGGCTTTTTGCGAATGCCCCTCGTTCAACAACATCCATGCCTTGATCAACAACACCGAACACTGAGGCATATCCCTCGAACACGCCGTCGGTGTCTGGTTCTCTTTTCAGCTCAAAGCTGAGGAATTTCTGCTCCATGGACTCGCCTGTGTCAGTGCGCTTTGTTTGCATTGTAATTGTTTTGGACATTTTTGGAAAGCCTCTCAATCTACGATGTGGCTGATAGCGCAGCGA